GGTTTTTGATAACGAACCTCGCAACAGAGAGATCGTCAGTCGAATCGAACGATGCATCAATCGTGGAGACAAAGTAGTAATTTGGCCATCACACATACAGGAGAAAGACGTAAATGAAATGATTCTTGCAAAATACGACATATGTACTATACTAGAGAGTAGTGTTTACTCTGAACTAACAGCAAAACTAAAATTAAATCTTTGGAAGAAGGTATGAGCAACGGAACAAAAGTAAAGAAAAGAGATGGTTCAATCGAACCATTAAACCTTGAGAAAATGCATATTATGTGTGAGGAGGCTTGTAAGAATTTAGCAGGGGTTTCTGCAAGTCAGGTTGAAATACAATCAGGTATTCAGTTTTATGATGGTATTACAACTGCTGAGATACAGGAAATATTGATTAGATCTGCGAGTGATCTGATTAGTTTAGATAATCCAAACTATCAGTATGTTGCTGCAAGATTATTACTATACTCTCTTCGTAAGAGTTTGTATGGTAGATTGTGGGAGGTTCCACATTTGATGGATCATATTCAAGAATGTATCAAAAAAGATGTATATGATGCTGATATTTTAGTTAAGTATTGTGAGGAAGAGATTGAACTTTTAAATGGTATAATTGATCATGGTCGTGATTTCCTGTTCACATATGCTGGACTAAGACAGGTTGCAGATAAATATCTTGTGCAAGACAGAAGTTCTGGTAAGGTCTATGAGACTCCACAGTTCATGTACTTGCTCATTGCGATGACAATATTTGCGGATTATCCAAAGAAAACAAGGCTCGATTATGTCACCCGATACTACACAGCGATCTCGAAACACAGAATCAACATTCCCACGCCTATCATGGGCGGGGTGCGAACTCCTCTTAGACAATTTGCTAGCTGTGTTCTTGTTGATGCTGATGACACCCTCGATAGCATCTTTAGTTCTGATATGGCTATCGGCAAATATGTTGCACAAAGGGCGGGTATCGGTATCAACGCAGGCCGCATCCGTGGCATCAACAGTAAAATCAGGGGTGGAGAAGTACAGCACACAGGCGTTGTACCTTTCCTCAAAAAGTTTGAAAGTACTGTCAGATGTTGCACTCAGAACGGCATTAGAGGTGGATCAGCGACTGTCCACTTCCCAATCTGGCACAAAGAAATCCAAGACATAATTGTTCTCAAGAACAATAAAGGAACCGAAGACAATCGTGTCCGCAAATTAGACTACAGTATTCAACTCAGTAAATTATTTTATGAAAGGTTTATTTCCAACGAGAAGATCACGCTTTTTTCTCCTCATGACGTGCCAGGGCTTTATGATAGCTTTGGTACTGAATTTTTTGACGAACTATATGTACGTTACGAAAATAATGAATTTATCCCCAAGACTAGGGTAGATGCTCAAGAACTTATTCTTGATCTATTGAAAGAAAGAGCAGAGACAGGTCGTATGTATCTGATGAACATTGACCATTGTAATTCTCATTCATCTTTCTTAGACAAAGTGAACATGAGTAATCTTTGTCAAGAGATAACTTTACCCACAAAACCCATTCAACATATTGATGATCCAGATGGAGAGATTGCTCTCTGCATTTTATCTGCAATTAATGTTGGAAAGATCAATAGGCTAGAGGAATTAGAAGACCTCTGTGACCTATCTGTAAGGGGCCTGGAGGAGTTAATTGACTATCAGGGATATCCAGTAAAGGCCGCAGAGAATTCAACTAAAAAAAGAAGATCTCTTGGAATTGGTTTTATTGGTCTTGCACATTACTTGGCAAAGAATGGAGAACACTATGATGACTCATCTGCTTGGCAGTTAACTCATGATCTTACTGAGGCATTTCAATATTATCTGTTAAAATCATCTAATCAACTTGCAAAGGAAAAAGGTAAGTGTGAATATTTTAATCGCACAAAATACTCTGGTGGTATATTACCGATTGATACTTACAAGGATGATGTAGATGAGATCGTACCACACAAACTCAACTATGATTGGAATAGTCTTAGGTCATCTATCTTGGAACACGGTCTCAGGCACAGCACGTTGTCCGCACAAATGCCTTCGGAGAGCAGTTCCATTGTGTCAAATGCCACAAACGGAATCGAACCACCTAGAGATTACTTGTCCGTTAAGAAATCAAAGAAAGGGCCTCTTAAACAGATTGTTCCCTCCTATTCCTATTTGAAAAATAATTATACAATTCTGTGGGAGATGAAAGGCAATGATGGATATATTAAAATCATATCTGTAATGCAAAAATTCTTTGATCAGGCCATATCTGGTAACTGGAGTTACAATCCAGAACACTATCCTGATAATGAAGTTCCTGTATCTGTGATGGCAAATGATCTTTTGACTACATATAAGTACGGTTGGAAAACATCTTACTATCAGAACACAAATGACCTTAAATCTGATGAGATTGACGTAAAAGAAAGTTTAGATAAATTATTGGGTGAGTGCTCAGTTGAGCAAGAAGATGATTGCGAGTCCTGTAAAATTTAACAACGGAGAATAGAGTGTCAGGTATTACTGTTTTTAACACAAAAGAAGTTGAAACAAAGAAACAACCCATGTTTTTTGGACAACCATTAGGAGTTCAAAGATACGATGGGTCTAAATATCCTGTGTTCGAGAAATTAACACAACAACAATTAGGCTATTTCTGGAGACCAGAGGAAGTATCCCTACAGAAAGACCGTTCTGACTATCAGAACTTGAGTCCAGAACAGAAGCACATTTTTACATCTAATCTGAAATATCAGATTATGTTAGACTCTGTTCAAGGTAGGGCGCCTGGTATGGCATTCGCACCATATTGTTCTCTTCCAGAGTTGGAAGCGTGCATGAACGTCTGGCAATTTATGGAAATGATCCATAGTCGCTCATACACATACATCATTAAGAATGTTTACTCAGACCCAGCCGAAGTATTCGATACAATTTTACAAGACGAGAAGATATTAGAACGTGCAGAAAGTGTAACCTCATCATATGATGATTTTGTGAACGATGCTCATGAGTACGATTCTGGTAATCTGTGGAAGTATGCAGTTGAAGGACACCCAACAGGAACTTACGACAGACATGAACTCAAACGGAAACTCTACAGGGCAATCGCCAATGTCAATATTTTGGAAGGAATACGATTCTATGTATCATTCGCATGTTCATTTGCATTCGGTGAGCTCAAACTCATGGAAGGATCTGCTAAAATCATATCCCTCATCAGTCGGGATGAAAACCAGCATGTAGTTGTCACACAGCAGATATTAAACAAGTGGAACGAAGGTGATGACCCAGAGATGAAACTCATCGCAGAACAGGAGAGAGATAATACAATTCGCATGTTTAAGAAGACAGTTGATGAAGAGAAACAATGGGCAAAATATCTCTTCAAGAATGGAAGTATGATTGGTCTTAATGACAAACTATTAGGACAGTATGTAGAATGGATTGCCAACCGTCGTATGAAAGCGATAGGATTAAAACCAATCTATGACATTCCTGCTCGTAATAATCCACTACCTTGGACACAACACTGGATTTCCTCAAAAGGATTACAAGTTGCACCTCAAGAGACAGAGGTTGAATCCTATGTGGTTGGTGGAATCAAACAGGATGTAAAGAAAGATACATTCGCTGGATTTAAACTGTAACACAAATTACAAAACTACTTGCCTATATAGAGTGAATGTGTTAGTATAAACACATCGTTCATCCTAATGATAGAACTCACACTGCTGGCATCACTCCTTGCTGAACATAATGCTTCCCATTGGGAAATGACTTGTTCAGAATGGAACCAAAACAGAATTGAGATACTTAGTGATAAGAATCTTAACTCTGATGCTCACGAGTATCTTATAGATTACTTGAGAACTAAAGTGTCAGACAATTGTGATGCTTATATCATCGGACGCAAGTAAGCCGACTCGGAACGGGTTCGTTCATCCTTATGTACCAAATTCTTCTTAGTTTAATAGTAATTGGAGCACCACTTGACTGTGAGACTGCTGCTGAGCTATTAGATTCTGTAAGTAATAACCCTAATAAATCTGAGAGATTGGAAATAACAAGGGTTGTGGTAGCACACACAGATCCAATGTGTTTTAAGGACGCAAAAGCCGACTGAAGGAACGGATGTCAAAGTCCAATTACTTTAGGAGAAACCCAAATGGCACAAGTCACATACCGTGGTGTTAAGTATGACACCAATGACTCAAAGACTCAGCAAACAAACAAGGTCGATCTAGTTTACCGTGGTGTAAAATTAGAAAAGGAACTCGTCGCTAATAAGTGATGTTAGTTACAACTGAAATCATGGTAGCATCCATGGTTTTCATGTGGTTGATCTATGCTGAAGTCAAGTTTCTATATGGAAACACTTAAGTTTCAATAGTGAAACGTTGCCCTTGCTACATATAGTAGTTAAGGGCATTTTTTTATGCAGAGGACGAGGTTAAAAGAACTGATAACACAATTAGAAGAACTCCTCTCAGAATTGAAAGTAGAAGTCTACGCTGATGCAGACGCATATATTGACAGCGATGGTGAACAATGGTATAGTGGTGATGACGATGACGGTTACGCAGACTGACTATGAAAACCCATGGGTCTACAAGAATACAACTTTCACTTCTGACGATATTGGCGATTTCTTCGGTTTCGTCTACAGGATTACTAATCTACAATCAGGTAAACAATACATTGGAAGAAAATACTTCTATCAATTCAGAAAGCCTAGAGGTAAAAGCAGGAAAGTTCGTAGTGAGAGTGACTGGAAAAAATACTATGGATCGAGTGATGAACTTAATTCCGATAGAAAGTCTCTTGGAAATGAATGTTTTAAACGAGAAATAATATCACTACATACTACAAAAGGTTGGGTCAATTACGAAGAGACTCGACAACTATTTCTAAATAATGTACTAAGCGAGAATGAAAACTATTACAACTCCAACATACTTGGCAGATACATGCGAAAGGATTACCA